GGTGAACTGCTCGTTGTCGTCTTGAACTTGCAAGGCGGCGCCGTCGGTCACCAAAGCGCGATCAGGCAGACGAATACGCAGGGTCGAACCAATCTTGGCACCTTCAACAGCAAAGCTGTCGTCGTACTGACGGTTCACGTTACGGGTCAACACAAGGTTGTTTTCGAGAATCTCAAGCGCTTTGCGCGTGATCATGTCGATGGTTAAGATACTGTTAGCCATGGAAAAAATCCTTTAAAAATTTAGCGGGTTGCCTGCATCTTTTTCAACTGTCGGGCTCTTTCGGCTTCAATCCACTCTGAGGCGCTCATGGTCTTGGTAGACCGTGGGTCAGTGGTGTCATAAGCCGGTGCTCCAGAGGAGCGAGCCGTCACGGGAGAAATCGGTGCTGGCGCAGACGTTGTTCTCTTGACCGGGGGCGCTGAAACCAATTTGGCTTCAATTTTCCCAATCTCTTTTGCCTGGCTCAAGGGCGTCATGCGTGAGATACGTTCCGCTTCTTTAGGGTTAGACCCGAGGTAGTACGCTAACTCAGGGCCAATCTCCGAAGACTGAATCGTTTCAGCCATCACGTTCGTAACTGGAAGTTTGGGGTTGTAGGCAACTTGTTCAAAGTCGTCATACTTACTCCGCGCTTCTTCCTCAAGATCGTGGTAGCTCTCAAGAACTTGCGACTGTTGCCTGGCTTGGTCACGCTTGGCGATCAGCTCTTCTGCCTTCTGAAGGGCCAGTGCTTGCGCATAGGCTTCAGTAGACTCAAACTGGTCAGCGGATGCTGCCGGGGCTGCTTGTAGCGTCTGTTGTTCAGACTGACGCTGCGCTTGTTCTCGTTCCCACTTACGTTGCTCTCTTGCAAGGCGTTTGCCAATGGCTGCATCCAGTTCTTCTTGGGTAAAAACCCTAGAAGGTTCTTTCTGCTCATCAGCGACTACCGGCGTACTTTCAACAGTCTCAGGAGTGGCCGTCACTTCCGTTGCTGGCGCGGAGTCTACTTCCGCTAGGTTTTGTTGGACTTCTTCAGTCATTTCTTGTTCCGTAGGAACCTCGGTCTACTGGGCCGATACAGTTTGTGCCGCGATTATGCGACAGATTCTTTTACTTGTGCAACTTTGTATGCCGCAATGGCTTCAGTGCCCACAAGTGGGGTTGTTGTGCCGGTAAACGAGAAAATTTTTTGGCCGGTCATGACTTACCCTTTTAGCAGTCTACAGCATTTGCAAACTCGGGCAAAGTTTTCAGATGTTCGTAAGCCTGCTTGATAAAATTTTCACCTTGCATGTTGGGCGCAAATGAATGCCGAACAGATTTAATGATTGCGCCTTCCGCAGTGTCTTTTCTGAAAAGAACATCAGACACCACATTGGTCTTGTCAGCACTGACCATTGTCACTTTGATATAGCAGGACACTTGCACATCTCCAACAATATTGCTGGGAACAATTTCAGTTTTTTTCAGTGCCATTTCGATTTCCTTTCAATTCATCAGAATTTGTTGGTGTACTCGCCGCGCAGCGTTTCAACAGTTGCAGTCAAAATGTCCACAGCGCCAGTTGTTTGAACGTAGATTTCAAGCGATGTAGTTCGAGTATTAAAGGTTCCGTTTGCGGGCACATTTGTGAAATTTCCGCCGTTGTGCATGGTGATCCACTCACCGTACATTGTGGTTGGCACTTGTGCGTTAATCGCTTTTGACTGGGCGTTCATGTAAATCGTACCTTCAATCACATGAACATTGTTGCCTGCCGTGAAGGTTGTTGTGGCGCTGACAAGATTGACGCTTGTTGAGGCAAATGCAAGGATGGTTCCGGATGTCGCTTTTGCCACAATCCGAATTTTGTACATGTCCAACTGCTCCATCATGTAGCGTGGGACTTCCAAAATCTTGGTGGTAGCAGCCCCTGGTATGGCTACGTTTCGTGCCTCGTTGTTGTACGGCTGCACCCAAGACTTGACCAAGTTGCCTTGGCTGCAAGTGATAAAAGTTTGAGCAATGTCGGACTGGTTTTCAAATCCACTGTATGTGAAAAACAAAATCAGCGGGTCAATCGTGTTCCCATACGACGAAGCGTCAAGGTTAATCAGATCGGCTGGAATTTGCGCTAACGACAGATCGTTTTCATAGATCGCAGGCCGAGCAATGTGGCACTCAATAAAAGTGCCGTCAAACATCTTGTAGTTGTACGATGGGGCAAAGTTGACGCCAATCGCATAGACCTGTGGAGACTCAAAAATACACTGCGCGTAGGTGCTGCCTGCTTCAGCGTACACAAGCCCACGCTCGCCGCTTGACTGTGGATTAATCAGCTCGTTATACAGCCCCGTTATGGGTGTGTTTCTGACCGTTGAACCGTTGTAAAGCTGAATGACAGAAACGCCGCCATACAGGGTGTTTATTTGACCGTACCCCATGTCACAGTCGTTAAAAATCACCGGGGCATTTTTGCCCGTTGTCGTAAGGCGGTTGTCAAAGTCAATGGGGTTGATACAGCCCATGTAAATGTTGCTGATACCTACCTTACCAACACGGCTTTGAATTGGTGCAGTTGTTGTAGCGCCGTCAAACAAAACACCGCAAGATGTGCCATACGCAGCAAGCAGGTACATGTCGGAAATGGTTATTCCGTCAGGTGCCCCCACATCGCCTGTACCATTGTCGTCATTCAAGTCAAAATAAATAACAGATCGGCAAGATGGGTTATTACCAGTGGGTGTTACAGCCGCAGCAATGTTTGTAAAGCTGCTCATCATGATGTAGCCACCACGAATCGTAAGGAAATACTCAAAGTCCAACGGGCCGTTGTTGGCAAACCCTGTTTTATCAGACGCGATGAAGAAGTCACGCACAATCATGTTGTTGATGTGGTGATCGACAATACCAGGTCGGCAGTCAATCAAAAAGATTGATTTTCCACCATTGGTGCAAAGAATACTTGCGCCATTACCTTCAATAATTTGACCTTCGTAAACAGGTATGCATTTTGTATAACTTCCTACGCTTGGCTCTACATAATATGTTTTCCCAGCTTCATAAACGACATTTTTACCAGTATTATGTGCAGCAATCAATGCATCAATATCGTTTGTTACGCCATCACCAACAGCGCCAAAGTCCATAACATTTACTGGAGCGCCAGTAATCATAGAATAAGAGGCTTTAGTTAAAGACATTATTTATTCTCCAATACAGTTATCCGCTGTTTTAATTCTTCAATTGTAGATAACGCATTTTTTAAAGACATAACAACAACTGCTAAAACTGATCTATCGTAATAACCCCAAGGTTTAGTTGCGGTAATTTTGTTTCCATTTTCATCGTTAGATAAATAAGTTTCAGGAGTCGGTGCAGCTTCTTCACCAATCGCCTCATGCACATTTTGAGCATAGAAACCTAATTGTCTATCTTTGCCGAAAGTATCTTTCTTCTCGTTGTTATAGAACCAATAACCTGGTTCTAGCTTTTTAAGCATTGCATCTGGGTCAGTTGGAACTCCATCTTTAATCTTCCATGTTTCATCAGACACAGAAGATATAACGCCAGCAGCAGAGAAAGTGGCTGCGCCAGCGCCATACGCCGCCATTGTTATTACGCCTGAAGAACGAGCAAAATCCATTACGGATATGCCAGTTGTTGATCCAGCTCGCCTGTATAAATTTAAGTCGCCATTAACATCATTATTGTAAAAAGCCCATCCAAAAGTTGCTGCTGAGGCATCAATGTTATTAAATGACGCTATCCAAGGTTCAGCGCTGTTAGCCGCCGTGTTACCACCATTAAAATGACCGTAAGCATTTGAAGCACTATTTGTAATAACTACATTGCTTGCACCTTTTGGGTCAAGAATTATAGGAACATTAGTATCGCTACCTGCTCCTGAAATAGTAGTACCGGCAATACTAACTTTTGCAGTTGCAGAACCTGTATCATAACTTGTAGCAGTTACTGCACCACTAACATCAAGTTTTGTTGCTGGTGATATTGTGCCTATACCAACTCGACTATTTGTAGCATCTGTATAGAATAAATTGGCATCTGTATCGCCTTCAATCCGCACGTTAAAGACTGCACCGATCTCGTTAATCACAAGATTGTTTGTGCCAATAATCATCTTTTCTGTCAATGCGCCGCCAGTCGCTGTTTCAATATGAATCTGTCCCTGTTCAGCACCAGACGTTGGGCTGAGAATAGAGGCGTGAATTAAACCGTAGGCTTGTTTGTTTCCTGCTGAATCTTCACCATTAAACTCAATCTCGCCCAATGTGTCAGATGCCGCTGGGCTTGCTGAATCTCTGTATAACTCCAGTAATGGGGCGGCGGCTGCACCAGCGTCTGTTGACGTTAGGGTCATGCCCAAAGCATCAAAAGATCGACCAGCAGTTAAATTAGCAACTGAAACTTGTTTAGTAGAGCTACTTTGAACAATAGGCAAAACCTCCGTACCCGCAAGTGGAGTGGTTGATGCAGGTAATGCTGAAATTTTGGTGTCGGCCATGATGATTCCTTAATTGAACATGACTTCAATAGATGAAGTGTACGGCGGTGCTGTTGAAAAAGTTAGCGTTGTGCCCGCCACGGTGTACGTGTTTTTCTGCTGATACACGCCGTTAATATACACAAGGGTAAAATTTTCACCTAATGATGCGGAACTTAACGTAAACACGGTTTGTGACCCTGTTCCGGTAAAGTTTTGAATTTGATATTCTGCCGCACCAACACCAGAAATATTGTCATAAGTTGCAATCAACACATTTGTTGACGTGTATAACGCAAATTTGTACGGGGCAGCAGTTAACCATATTTCACCGCCAGGCACGCGCCCGGCAGAATCTAAAATAATTGGATTTGTATGAGCTGTGTTACCGCTAGAAGACGTGTATGTAACCTTTGGCGTGGTTGTGCCCGCTGCGTAGGTGTACAGCTTGCCACCAGACAGGATCACGCCGCTGTTGGTGAAGAACTGGGCCGCAGCGCCGCCCACAGGGGAAAGAAAGACGGCCATTTAGGTCACTCCAAAAGAATCAAACCATCGTCCTCTTGGACAAGATTGTCATTGTTTTCGCACAACAAATTGCCAATAATGATCTCGGCATGCTTTCCAGAAACCAGCGTGGCGATACCGCCAAGACCAATGGCTACTGCGTTGCGAAGAGCGACACCAAAGCTCATTGCTTGTTAATCGGTTTGCAGTAGATCGCGCCATCATCTGCAATGCGAATGGCACTCACGCGGAAAGGAGCGCCAGTACCCATGGGCAGATAGAACGGGATTGGGGTGTACGCGGGGATCGGCGTGCTGCCAGTTGTTGCAACAGCAGCGGGGCCAATCTCTACATAGCAAGGGGTCGTAGACCAGACCACCACGCCTTCAGGGCCAGAGTTCCAATCAGCAGTATTGCCGGCAGAACCGCTGTAAGACGCGGTGCGGCCAGGAAAACCAGTTTGTGATAGCGGATTCAAAAGTTCCATGATGCGTCCTTATGCCAAAAAGCGGAGTTTGTACAGAGTGCGAAGATAAATCTCAATGATGTTGTCAATGAGCTGCTGCAAAGATGAATCGGATTTGTCGGCCACTTCATAGCGGCAGTCTTCAATTTCTTTCAGTGAGTCTTCCAAAAACTCAATGATGTTAGCCGTCTTCTTGGCTGAATGCAAAGTAATTGGCCCCATCAAACCATGCCGGCCTTGATAGCTTTCAGCAAAATCATCCGCAGCATCAATGATGCGCTCATAAAAGTGCGCCAAAGCCTTGTGCTTGGAATAGCTGCGGGTATTCAAGTGGACGCTGTGCGTCACATCTCGGGCCAAGAACAGCAACCCTACAAAATCACACGCTTTCATTGTGGCATCCCTTGTTGTTCGGGCATCATCTCATTCTGCTCGCGGCCAGGCATTTCGCTCACCAGGTCTCCTGATGTGATCATCCCGTGGACAGTACCCAAGACTATATCTTGAATTTGCTCTGGCGACATGCTTGCCTGCACTTGGGCCAAACGTTTTGTTTCAGCCTCGTATGCCTTGACCTGGGCCTCAAAGTCCTTGCGCTCTTGCTCTTGCACCTCGATAGATTTGCCCACGTTTCTGATCATCTGGTGCATTTGCTCCATCTCTTGACCCATGGCCTGCATCTGCTGCTGTGCAGCTTGCAGTGCCGGGTTGTCCTCGCCGTCTGACAAAAACTTAGGGTCAATGGTCTTGGCAAAGCGTTTGGACATTTCCTGAGCGCCAGGCCAATCCATGTTCTTGACAAACAGGTCACCGGCCACAGCCCACAGTTGAGGATTGCCTTGCAACAGTTGTGCCATTGCTTCCAGTGCCTCTTGACGTTTGGTCGCGTAGCCTGGGCCAGTGATTGCCACCACGTCGTACTTGCCGACGCCGGGGTTGTAAATTTTCTCGATCACAATTCCGCGCTCATCCATGATCTTGTTGACCGGCTGCTCTTGCTCCGGGTTGATCTTAATCATTTTTGTCTCGCCATCTTCACCGATGATGCGAGCAATGCGTTGGGTGTCGTAAATCTTGGGGATCAAGTCCACCAGTTGGCGGGCCACATGCCGCACGCCACGGGCTAGGTTATCCCCGTAATGGTAAGTACCTACGTCGCCCTCGCGCTGGCGGGCCAGAATGGCTTTGCCGCTGCGTTCGTTGGAGCCCATGCCCAAAGATGCGTTGTACTGCCCTGTGGTGCTCTTGATGTCTTCAGACGCCCCTGCTTTGGCTTGCAGAAGGCCGCTGGAGGCCATTGGTGGCTGGGCCCGCTGGGGTAGTGGCAACATGCCACCTTGGCCGTCTGTAACGTCTGGATTGACTTCCAAATACGGCCAGTTCTGCGTGTTGGCGGTTTTCCAGTTTGTTTCATATCCCTCAAACTGGCCGCCATAACCAATGAATGGGGCTTTGGGTGCCAAGGCCAGCATCTCGGCTTCTTGGGATACCCAGTAGTTGTACATGCGCTGGGCGTCTTTGGCGTTGCGCACCAAGCCCGACACGTACAAACGACCGTCAACTTCAAATTCGTTGCCCACAATGCGGATCACGGGGATGTATTTGCCCGCCCACTCGCGCTCTTCAAGAATTTCGTATCCGTTGATCTTGCAGTACTTGACTTTTGGGCGGTCAGACTCGCGTGACTTCTTGGGCTTGCCGTAGATTGCCCGCAGTTGCTTGTCTTCTGGCGTACCTTCAAACGCCGTGGCGTTGCCGGGGTACAGGTTCAGCGTCGTGCGGTCAAAGTCAATGTAGTAGTAATCCGCGATGCGGATCGTGTCTTCATTGAGCCAGTTGCTAATCGATTGATCGCCCACACCCAGCGACTGCAAGGTGGTGATGGGTGATGCGTCTGGGTACATCCGCTCAAACTCGGCTTTGGTCACATCTTCAGTGACAAAGCACCATTTGGCATCCGCGCCGGTTGGGTCTTGGATGGTTGGATCCATGTAGACCGAAAAGGAGTTGCGCACACGGCCAATCTTGATGTCTTGGTCAAAAGTGTTGTCTTCGCAATACTCGGTCAGCAGGCGAAGGTAACCTTCGCCATAAGAAACTTGGTTTTCGCAGGCGGTATCGTAGGCCACATCGGCGTCGCTGATGTACTCAATGTGCCGAATCATGCCGTTGAAGATGTCGGCCACTTCCACGTCGGCGTTGTCGTCCACCGGGATGACCTTGGCCCCAGGCCGGTTCTGGCGCTGGTCGTTGGTGACTTGGCGCACATGCTGGGGCAGCTTGTTGATCGTCAGACAAGGCCGGGCGTTGATCGTTTGACCCTGCACCGCACCACGGGTGGCCAGCACATCGGCGGGCCATTGCCAATGGTTGTCGGGCGAACCGGCGTAAAAGCGCAGGTCGTCGATCTCATCCTCGCGGCTTTCAGCAAGCGCGGACACCGCCAGATCAAGCCTGGCACGGGCTGTGGCCAGAATGTCAGACGCGCTCTTCTTTGGTTTACCGCCTTCGGCCACTGCGCCAGCAGCCGCAATGCCTGTGAAGTCTGCCATTATTTGATCTTGTTAAGGACTTTGTCCACCGTTGCCTTGACATTGTTGCCCGATGGAATCGTGGCATTGCAGTTGGCAGTGGGTGAACGGGTCTCTTTGTTGCGGTCAGGCATACCGCCGCCAGACATTTTGGGTTCGCGGCTGTTCAATTTAGCGATGGGTGCAAGAGTTTTCATTTCTTTCCTTTCGGGGCTGCACGTTTGACGGCATACGCAATGGCCACGGCCTGCTTGACGGGCTTGCCCGCTTTGATTTCAGCCTTAACGTTCTTGCGGAATGCTTCGGGAGACTTTGATTTGACAAGCGGCATGTTACTTCTTCTTTGCCGTTTTGGCCGAATCTTTAAAATCTTTGGCAGTTGGAGCACCAGGTGAGCCAGGCTTCCTCATCTTCTCTTTACTGCCGGCGGCGATACGTGCCTGCTTGGCGTGAATATTTGCGTAAAGTCCAGGTTTGGTAGCCATGTCAACACTTCCATCTTTTAAGAGCTGCTTTAGCGCGTTCGCCGTCCTTGGCGTTAGCTGCTACGGCGCCCATCCTTGCACAAAATGAATCTTTGCGGCCTTGGTCTGCCTTGGTCTTAGGGTTGGGTGCTGGCGCCTTGAGGTTGGAACCTGTAGCGGCGTTGTATTTAGCGCGGCCTTTCTCAGTCAGACCTGCACCCTTAGACACCGGCAACTTCTCGCCGCGCCCTACGCTGAGGGATACGCTCTTCTTCTTCATGCGCCCATCCATCCTGTAGACACTGCGCTACCGTAGCTTCTAGCGGTGCGCTTGGGTTCAGCATACTCACGATGTGCCACTGGAAAGGCAAATGTGACGCAAATAGCGTCAGCAGCGTCGGGCGAGGCAAGACCGCGAGCTTTCATTTCCTTTTTGCTTTCCAAGAAGATTGTTCCCCGTGAGTCAGGCTTCATCATAGGCGAAATCAAGTCCGTCTTCAAGAACCTGTCGCTAGGGATACTAGCAGATTTCAGCCATTCTCGCATATCTCCCCACATCTGTGCGCGCATATTACCGTACATGATCGGGTTTTTGGCTTTATTCCCAAAGTTTATGCCCTTAACCTTGTACCGCTGCTCTTTTAATCGATCGACAATACCCGCGCCCAGCCCGCCTTCGTCAATCACGACCAGCGCCGGCTTAAATTCCTCAATCGCCTCGATTACATACCCCACCACCGTCATGGTGTCGTCGCCCCTGTGCCGCATGATCTTGACAATATCCCGCCCTTGCCTGACCGCAATCACCGTAGCATCCGCTCCGAACCGTGCCGGGTCTACGCCGATCACGATTGGGGCGCTGGCGTCCTTATATTTGGGCCGGGCCATGGCGTCGTCCACTATGTCGGCGCCAATGAACTGGTCATCCCCCGCACTGGGGAACATGCCGTAGACCTCGACGTGCGCTTGGCTTGAGTCAGGCCCATATTCGTCAATGATTCGGTTGTAAACCGCCTTGTCGGTGCCCTCGACCGTCCTGGCGTCCACAATCCTGGTGCGCCAAAACGCTCTTTTTGAATTAAACGCTTCGTAAAAGTACCCGGTGTTGCGCCGTGGGTTGCTGAAAGCCAACCAAAAGCGGTTTGGCGTGTTTTCTGTGAAAAACCCGCCGGTCACCGCCCATATTGAGTCGTCGATACCGCTGGCTTCGTCAAAAACCACCAGCACACCGTCAAAGTTGTGTACGCCAGCGTAGGCGTCGGGGTTCTCCGCTGACCACAACCGCCCTTCCACGCCCCAGTAGCGCGTGCCCTTCTTCAAATCCCGCTCGACCAGTTCGGTCAGCCACTTGGCCGGCATCACTCGGGTGGCTGAGACTTCAAACCAGTGTGAGTTAATGGCCATGGCCAGCCATTTGGTAATCTCGGCCCAGGTGATTGACCGTAGCTGTGACTCACTGTTGGCCGATATGATGGTCGTCGAGCCGATGCGCGTGGCCAACATCCAGATTGTGATCCATGAGACCAGCGCCGACTTGCCAATACCCCGGCCAGATGAAATGGCCTCTTGCAGCACATCAAAGTCTGCCTTGCCCTGGTTCAGTTTGATGTGCTCGGCAATGTCCAGCAGCACCTCGCGCTGCCATTTGCGTGGGCCGGTGAAGTGCTCCAGTGGCGTGCCCTTGACGCCCCAGGGAAAAGCAAACATTACAAACGCCAACGGGTTGTCCTTGATCGCCGGGCTCCACAGCCGGGCCATCAGCTCTTGTTCGTCTTCAGCGCTGTACTTGGTGCTCTGCATGTGTTAGCTTATTTAGTGATGGCTCATGCGCGATGACGTCAATGACCCTGGACTCAGCGTCGCGCAACGCCTGGGTGACTGAAATGCGCTGGTCAACATCAATAGTGATAGATTGCTTGGCCACCCAACCGTGGACGTTCTGAAGTATGGCCAACGCCGCTTTGGAGTCGCCTTCGCGCGCTGCCTTGTGCAGGCATTGCGACATCTCCATCTCAGCGTCTGCTTTGCCTTTTTGCGCGGCCATCTCCGCGATGGGGTCAAGCTGCACCAATTGCCGGTATTCGGCGGGCAGCATGCCAGAAGCCAACGCCAACGAGTCGCCTTTCAGCCCCAACTTGGCGGCTTCGTAGATGCGGTGCAAACGCGCCTCAGTCGCTTCGACCTTGCGCGGTGCAAAAGGTAGGCTTTCAAACATGTGCCGAATATAACAAAAAAATTTGTGGGTCGTGTGGGCAATGTGGGCTATAAAAAATTTTGTTCACGGCCCCTCCGCTGCCGTGACCTTCGGCGCTCGGCCCTACCCACCCCCCTCCAAGCAAACAGCAACCGGCCACCGGCCATGCAGCCGACAACCTTACAGAACCTTACAATGTAGTACTTTGGTGGGGGGTCATGTGGGCAGTGTCCACACGACCCGTTCGCTCGCTGGCCGGGGTCATCGCGCACCAGGTAGCGCACCAGGTAGCGCACCAGGTAGCGCATTTGTGGACAATGTGGGCGTTGTACCCACGCGTTTTTTTTTGCGTCTGAAACGGGGAGTTGTGAGGATTCGTGAGCCATACACCTACTGTATAGCTATATAGTATTACAAAAATATCTATCATCTAGCGTATCATTTAAAGTAGTCCACATTGTCCACAAACCCCTAGTTTTCACTCTCAAGCCCGGTCAATCGCACGTTGTCCACAATAGCCCCAAATGCGCCCACAATCGCGCCCACACTATCCACACACAATAACCCCACACAATCGAAGGTCAAAATATGTGGGCGTTTGACGTGTTGCAAGGGAATCGCTTACAATGCATCACCGGCGCGATTTTGCACCGGCAACAATCAACTAATCGAAAGTCCATCATGTCTAATTTGCCCACAACACTTAATAAATGGCAACGCCGCGAAGTGGCCACAATGCAGAAAATGCAGCACTTTGGCGCAAATTACCTTGCGCGCGGTTTGTCTATGCTTTGGCGTAGCGCGCCAAAGAAAACCCAGCAAGCCGAAATTCTGGCATTGGCGCAGCGCCTGGGCGTTGATCAAAATCCCGAATTTATTATTTCGGATCGATTCACCACTATTTAAACGTCAACCCGGCCAGCCACGCGCTGGCCGTCAATCAAAAGGCAAACCATGAGCAAATTACAGCAAATTATCCCGGCCCTGACGCTGGCGCAGGCGCAGGAATGGCGCGCCACTACCGATAAATGGGTTTTCATTGACGACAATATTTTGGCCCCGAACAATCTGCGCGCTAACGTTTACACCGTTGGCGTCATTGAAGATGCATTAGATAACATGCTAGCGCAAAACTAAAAATGCTCCAGGCTTACAAACTTTGTAAGCCTGGAGAAAAATCCACTCAAATAAACGAAAGGTAAACCATGCAAGTACATCTCACACTCAAAAGCGCCAACGCTAAAACCGGGCCCATTCCTGTCAGCACCACCGAAAAGGCATCATGCCCGCCAGATTGCGCAATGCGCGCTGAGTGCTACGCGGCCAGCGGGCCACTGGCTTTGCATTGGGCCGCTGTCAGCGCGGGCACGCGTGGCACGTCATGGGGCCAATTTTGCGAAACCATCAGCGCGCTGCCTGATGGCCAGCTGTGGCGCCACAATCAAGCGGGCGATCTGCCCACGGCCGGCGGTTCGGTTGACGCTGTCAAACTGGGCCAGCTGGTGGCCGCAAACCAGGGTAAGCGCGGTTTCACGTATTCACACCATCGCGATGCGGCCAGCATCGCATGGATACGCCACGCCAACGCGTGGGGTTTCACTGTCAATCTGTCGGCCAATGATCTGGCCGATGCCGACGCGCTGGCCGATCACCAAGCGGGCCCGGTGGTGGTGGTGTTGCCTTCAACCACCACGGCCAACACAGTGACGCCAGCCGGGCGCCCGGTGGTTATCTGCCCGGCCACACAGAGAGATGATGTCAGCTGCGCCAGCTGCCAGCTATGCCAGCGCCAGCGCGCGGCCATTGTGGGCTTTCCCGCGCATGGCACGAAAAAACGGGTAATTGATATCAAGCTCGCGGCCTAATGCGTGACTGCATGGCCATGCGGTGGCCATGCGGGCGCGTGTTGCGTCGATCAACTAAAGGAAAGTAAACCATGAAGACATTAAAATTTAACGTAGGCGACCGGGTGGCATTTGCGCGCCACGTGGTCAAGCGCTTGGGGCACGATAAGCGCACGGCGGACATGCGCGGCCACGTGGTGGCCATCGATGGGCCGGTGGTGGCCGTTGATTTTGCGGGCACGTGGGCGCCTAATGAAGATGGGTCAAACGTGCGCCACGTGCCCAGCGCAAACCTCACCAAAATTATGCCTAATGGGGTGGTGTATGACCATTAAGACTATGAAGGCAAAATTCAAGGGCAAAGACGCGCGCACCGGCGCGCCGATATATCCGGGAGATGAGATTCAATATTGCACGGCCACGCGGCGCGCATGGATCACTGGTGAGCCAAGCGATGGCCAGATCAACACAATCACGTTAAACGATCAAGGGGTTTATCGCACGTTTACGCGCAACCCGCGCGGGCGCTGCGAAGACTATCCATGCTGCGGATGCTGCACTATTTGAAGGGAATCATCATGTTTAGTACTTATCTGCGGTTAAACGTGCCCGTATGGGCCAGCACACGTGCGGTTATCCGCGCCACCTACGGGCGCCTGCGGCCATCTGCGCGCGCCCACGCCCATCGGGCGCCACGCCACGCCATCATCCGCGAGATGCTGGGCCATCATGCGCGCGCGCAGGCATTGCATGAGAGGGTTAGTGCATGACCTACTTCAACACCAAGGGAGCCGCGCAGGCTCTCGCTGATGCCTTGGCCATCGATGATGCCGATGCCTGGGTGTACGAAGTGCACGCGAGCCCACGCGGGTTCTATGTGGCCGTTTTTGATTTTGATCACTTTTTTCTGGGGAACTTATGACTATTTTTGAGCGCGCGCAGCGTATTGTTTTTTTGGTGGCCATCATTGTGGTGGCTTTGGATCTTTTTATTTGGAGACCGTAACATGCAAACCGTAAAAATTGGAAACACCACCTATAAAACCGCGCGCGATGGCATCATGGCGCACCACGCCAAATGCACCGGCAAGCATAAGCCGGTCAAGTCTAAAGGGGGCGTTAAGCGGTTCTATCCACCCCATGGCGCTAGCATGAGCACCGCCGAATATGTGGCCGCTTATGAGCGCTTGAACGTGGGGCTCACTAAGTGGGCCTGGCAGCCATTGTCTGAAAACATCACGCTGGCCAGCGGCGAAGATAGCGCATGGGAGGTCGATGATGCTGCATCCGATCTTTGAGGACATTCTGAGACGATACGCGCCACCGCCGGCACCGCCTAAAGGGGATGCGCCATGACCTTAATCGATTTTTGCGAAACACCGCGCACCATGGTGGAGATCGAAGCGGAGGGGTTCACGCGCGATCAAGTCTATGGCGCGGTCAAGCGGGGGGAGCTGGTGAACCAAAACCGAAAGGACGCCTGGGGGCGCATCAAGCGGGGCGCGGGGCTTTTCACTGTGGCCTGCCCTGCCCCTGCGTATGATGCCGCGCCATTGGTGGCAGCATGGCGCTAATCTGCGCGGTCGTTCTGGCCGCTATACTGGCGCTGCTGCTTGACCTTTGAGCAGTTGCCAAACCTCATAAGCCCCCGAAAGGGGGCTTTTTTTTATACTTCAATCATGCGCCTAAGATCGCTGCGCGAATACTCGCCAAGCTCCGGGGCGCAGAAAACGTGCTTCTTGGTCTCAAAGTCGCGCGACTTGATGCGGCCCATGTCAATCCAACCCGCCTCTTTGAAGGCGTGCAATAGCGCGGCCTGCACCACCTTGACCCCACCGGGGGCCATGCCCTGGAGCCGGTCGCAAAGCCCATAAAAGGGGCCACCGCACACGCCGCGGGAAAACTCACCGGCACGTCTACGCATGAGGTCAACCAGGAATGATTCAGCGCCGCTCATGCCGTGCTCGACCATGATGGACTTGGCCTCAGTCATGGGGGGCGCTGCGTTCGGGTTCCACGCGGACACGTCACGAGTGTGCAGGTAGTGGGCCACGGCCTCAAAGCCGCCCCGGTGTTGGTACCAATTCCATAAGCTCACGGCCTGAGCTTCTGGGAGCTTGGGGGCATCGGCCCATAGGACGAACCAACGGCGGTCTTCTGAGGGGATCGATATGGCCACTCGCTCATTGGAAAAGGCGATCACAAAGACCCGGTTCAGCGCCATGTAAGGGTGCAAGCCCTTGCGGTTGACCATGAGGAGCTCAGGGGGCGCGGCGATGATGGGCTTGAGGGTATTCTCCAACGCCCGGCGGTCTTTCGCCTCGGCCTGCCTGAGCTCGGCGATCTCCATTACCTCGCACTCCAGCGCGTAACCCCACTGGGATGTGAGCTCTTCATTCTTGACCAAGGAGCAATTGTGCTTGGACGGGCCACCAATGGCCCAGAAGAAGGGGGCAAAGAGGGTATCTTTGCCCGACCCGTGATTACCGCCCAAAAGGATGGCGTGGTTGATCTTGTGGCCTGGAAACTGTACTTTGTGGGCCAGAGCGTTTAGCAAATGCTCACGCTCGAAACGCTCGGGCACCATGCGCTCCACATGGGCCAACCACAAAGCCGGGTCACCGGCCACCGGCTGCGGGCGCGCATCGCGCCAGCGGTTGCCATATACCTGCCCCTCTCTGGCCACCAGCACGGACGCGCCCGCGGCGTAGGTGATGCCAACCAGGGACTTGGCGCCTTTGCCTTGGCGGTTCTCATCGAAGGACGTTGCGGCCTCGATGCGGCGCTTGGCGTTATGGATTGATTTGCAGTCGATGTGCCGGTACAAGGCGTTGAAAGTGTTGCGCGAGACCTCCCGGCGGTCGGTCATGTCGAAAAAGGCGTCATCGGTCTGCACGTAGGCGAAGCGCTCAAACCACTCGTTTTTCTCGACCCGGCCCAGTTCTTTGCGCTCCACCTCGGCGATGACGCGGGCGGCCTCGTCTGGATAGTCGGCGGTGGGGGTCAGTTTGGCGCGCACGGATTCCATAGCCTGGGTGAGCAGTTCCTCACGCAAGCCGGGGGTGTGGGCGGGGCCACCTTGGTCGGCCACCCACGTCAAAAAGGCGCGGGAATCGAAGTCAACGCAATGCGAGTGAAGGCAGCAATACGCCCGGTTGGCGGGCATGTAGCGCCCCTCTGGGTTGCCGTCGGTATGCTCGGCACTGTTGGGGCAGATGACGCCCGCCCAGCCCTCGCCATTGGGCTTGGAGAGCAGCAGACCCTGGCCACTGAGCCACGCCATCACATCGTCCGCGCCATCGTCTGAGATGCGGATCGGGCGCAAGGTGAGCGAGTCGGGCTCCACTGGTGTGACACCCAAGGCGGCGCATATGTCGGTGAGGCTGAACTCACGATCTGGATGAAAAGTCACCAGGCGCGCGGCAAAGTTGTCGCGGCCTGGTTTGAGGTTGACTGAGCCCGGCAGTCGGAAGTTGCGCACCGAGTTGCAGGCGCCAGGGTCGGTGTATCCCGCCTCGGCGATGGCCTTGATGGCCGCGCTGAATTCGGCCTTGGTCGGCTGATCGCTGAAGGCGTAACCCCACTGAAACGAACCGGGGGAGGTTTCCATGATCCAGGTCGGGTCGAGCGGGGGCGTTTTGGACTTGGTGCCAATGTCGTCCAGCATCATCACCAGGATGTATTCGCAGTTGGCCGCTGACGCTGACACGCGGCCCTCGGTGAAGCGGTCGATGATAAAGCTGGCCGTGTTGCCGTACCAGGCTTGATCCGCTTTGATGCGCTTGGGGTCGGGCAGGAATGCCGGCCATGTGCATTTGACGGCCCCATCAGCGTGGAGTTGTATCTCGCCGTCTTTCAACTGTGGTTTTTGCCTGACAATTAACGCTGTCTCGCCACTTGGGGCAAGTTTTGTAATAAAATCCAGAAATTCCAAAATGTCTCTCCTTTAAGAGCCCGCCTGCCAGCGGGCTTTTTATTTGCCGTATCTCGACATGATTGCCACCTCTGCGTCAAGGGGCAAGCCCTTGGCCCATGGCGGCGGCGTACACATCACCTCTTTCAATCGCACGGCCATTTCCTCTGGCCGGTCGGTCTCAATGACCACCTCGTCATGCACATGGAGCACCACGTCATCAAGCTGGCGCAGCGCATGGCGCAACAAATCATTGGCGGTGGCCTGCGTGATATTCTCACACGCTAGACCCTTCCAAAGCCTTGCACGCGGCCATTCTTTTGCATCGGCTGCTGGTTTCCACGCGGCTTTGGCGTAGCTCACGCCATCGGCGTCCAGCTTGGCAAATGGGTAGCACAGCACCCGCGCGGAGGGCAGAGCGTACCAGAGATGCTGGCCGTCGAATAGGTAGGTGACCCGCCCCACGCTGAACTCATGGCCCTTGTTGCGCATCGCGCGGGTGTAGGCTTCCTCAAGGTTTTGCCAATAGGGCACAGACCAAGGGTTTGCCCTACGCCATGCGTCCACCATGCGCTTGGATTCAAACTCAGTGAGTTGCACGCCGTAGGCGCGGCCCATGGCCGCGAAGGCGCCCACGCCGCCGGCAAAGCCGCAGGCGAGCTCTTGCACCTTGCCGATCTGGCGTTGGTCTTTCGTTACCTCGTCGACCCGCACGCCAAAGGTGGCGGCAGCGTTGACCTTGTACACGTCCTCGCCCTTGGCAAAGATGGCCAGCTTATCGTCCCCACGGCCTGAGAGCCATGGGTTGGCTCGGGCCTCTATCGCCGCCCAGTCAGCCACGACCAACTGCTTACCCGGCGCAGGGATCAGTGCGGGCCTGAGCATCCCCTTGAGGACATCAGTAACGCACTTTCCAAATCGAGGAACAATTGAATGGCCTCTGACCATTGCAACTCTAACGTCCTCGGGCGATTCGGCGCACTTGCGAGTGAAATTGTGAACCTGGGCTCCATAGCTGCTGGCTCTGCCTGTGGCGCTGCCGCCTGCGAATACAAACGCGCCTCGAACTCGGTTGTCCTCGACATCTGCCAGGCTTGCAAGGCGGCTGAACTTCGCAACCGACGACGCCCAAAGGTCGTCTGCGCATTGGATGACTTCTTGAACATGGGGTGGGACATCCTCACAGTTTAGTAAATTGGCGCGCACAGTCTTGTCGATGCTGTACTTACCGTCCTTCTCCATGAGCTTGAGGGCTTGCGGGCCCACACGCTCGATCACCCACTGGCGCATCTTGGGGCTGCGCACGCTGGTGATGGCGCCCTCGGTGACCTCGGCCACGATCTGCTCAATCTCGACCAACTCATCGCTGGCGTACTTGACAGCGGCCTTGCACAAGGGCACATCGACCAAGACGCCTCGGTCGTTGATGCGCTCGTTGATGTGGTAGTCGAGTAGTTCTTCCTCTGAGAGTGGCCGCAGCGCCTTGCTGATCGAACGCATGGCGCGCACGTCTTGCTCGCAGTAGGCCACCATCTCGGCCATGAGCTCGGGGTCGTTGCGGAACGGCGGTATGCACAGCAAGCGGATTAACTGCGAGCCCCGGTGATCCTTCTTCATGGACGCGCCAGCAAAGCGCCCCACGTCTTCAAGCGAACCTGGCGCGCAGTTGGCGCGGGCCTGGGTGGCGGTGCAGACGAACTGTGTTAAATCGAAGTTGATCTGCAAGACATACCAAAAGATCAAGCGCTCGAAAGCTGCGTTGTGGGCGTAGATCGGGCCTTTATATTCTGCAACCCAACGGGGGAATGGTTGGTCGGGCGTCCATGTTTGGACGTCTTCATCCTTGTATGCGTAGGACATGCACAGCACTTCGGTGCTTGCATCTTGAGCGTAGTTGTAAACGCCCGCGACTTTTAGGTCGCAGGCGCTACGGGTTTCAAAGTCAACCCAAAGAGTCATCAGGCAGACCGACGACGACGGCCAGCGGGGGCAGGCGCGGGCGCCTCTTCGGCAACCTCAGGCTCGCCGTCCATGCTGACCCACTCTTGCACCTCGAACACCGGGGTGTAGATTTTGCCGTAGGACTTGTGGGCGTAGTGATCCTTTTTGAGTTTCACAATTGCCACTGGCTTTGCTTGGTCTTTTTCGACCTGCTCTGCCAACGCTACAGCCAAGGTCTGCACAGAACGCTTACCGCCCACTGACGTGGTGGTGTACCGCGCTTCCATGCCCTTGTCTTCACCGCTGATGCACTTAAGGCTCATGCCCACTTGTGTCTCCCAGCCTTTTTTGGCGCCGGGGGGCGCTTCATCAAGGTCGGGCAACGGTTGCGACACCGACGCCATCTTCTCGGCCAACACTTCACCATCGCCCCAGGCGATGAAGCCGTGGACAAAGCTGAAAGGATTGATGGCCCAGGTGGAGTCGTCTTCCACTTCGGTTTGATCGGCACCGAAGACCCAATGGCCAGTCTTGTCCATTTTCAGGATGACTGTGCCGGCTGGGCCTACGTCTGCTTGGATCGCGCGTAAAGCGGTTGAGAGGGTGGAGACTGCGGGCAAGCCCGCTTGAGAAAACGCTACTAAATTGGACATTTCTGTTCCTTATTGAAGTTTAGAAAGGGCAGCAGTCAACTGCTTCCCGATTTGAACCACCGCCGGCCTGGGATCACTCTCAGACGCGATGGTGGTACCCGAACTGACGGCGACGACCAGATCATCGGGCAGGGCTTGCTTGCGCTTTTTGAGCGCCTTCTCAGCCTTGGCCGGTGAAATGATTGATGTCTCCATCACCTCAGATTCTGTGAGACCGAACGCAAACAGGGCGACTTTGGCCTTGTCTTCGTCAGTCCACTGTCTGATGGCACGCTTGGCCACCAACTTGTAATCAGGCAGTTTAGCACCGCTGTCGAGCATCTGAAGCGCCAGCGCGCGCAGGTCAGCGATCCACTGTTCCAGCATGTCGGCGTTCTTCAGATACGCGCTGATCTGCGGCGCGTCCAAAGACTCGATAGATGTCTTCAAAGCCCGGTCAACAGCGCCAGTCATTTGTGGGCAGATGGGCTTGGCTGCGCACCAGCGGCAGTGGTCGCCGGTCTTGAGTTCGGCGTCTGGCTTTTGCGCCAGCTTGACCGCTTGCACCAACTGCAACTCAAACTCAGCGATGCGCTTTGGCGTAGTCACCCAGCGCTTGACTTGGGGCGGCTGCACGATCACGCACTCGATCTCATCAACACCATCAAAGGCCCACTTGGCGCTTTCAGTGCGCATGGCCGCAGCGGCGTAGAACATCAACTGCGGATTTTCCACCACGTCAACCATAACACCATCGCCAAACTTCCAATCCAAAACGACAGCGCGTTGTCCACTCCGGCCAATAAGATCAGTACTACCGAACACACCAGGCAGTAGATCGCCAAAGCCAACGCGAGTTTCAGCTTCAATTTCCATCTCCTTGGTTGGGTCAATCTCATCAAGCGCGGCCAGTGCAGGCACCAGTTTATTTTCAATCAACTCTTGCGTGAGCACTTGGTCTTCGTACTTGGTGCCCAGGTAATGCTCGGGCGGGTTGTCGGTCATCACGATCTCAGCAATGACGTTGTGCAACAGCGTGCCCTCATCGGCGTATTTGTTGCTGGGCTGGGGCGGCATCTTTTGCACCAAGGCCACTGAGCCTGGGCAGTTGATGACGCGCTTGGCGGTCGAGCCGCCGACGATGTTACTGTGCTGCATTGCGTGCCTCCATCATTTTGTCTGCTATCTTGTAAGACCACTTGGCCAAATGGAGCTCATTTATCTCGGTTATCGATGGCAATAAAGCGATTAGGCTTTGTATAGCTTTTGCCGCAAAGTAATCCCGCAGTGTCATGCCTGTTTGGTCTGTTCTGTTGGGGTTGGGGAATGCGTTCATTCTGGTGTTTCCTCTTTAGTGAATTTGATTTCGCCGCTGTAAGTGTAGGTTTTGATTTCTACTGAATTGAAGGCATCTGGGAATTTGGCTTGCGCCCATTCCAAGAGAATTTTCTCTGCTTCTTTGGTGGTGATTTTCAGTTCCATGTGGACTCTCCTTTAGTTAATGAGCCTTGACTGTAGCACAAAAAATAAAAGTGTGCTAAACTTTTTGACATCAACAACAGGAAAGCCAACATGAACGAGGTAACGGATGACGCGCGGCGTGCAAAGCTGCGTCGTTTAAATGAATTAAATCAAGAAATGCTGGCGCATGTAGAGCTTGCACGCGAAGAAACGCTTAAACGCCTTGAAGAACGCTGGGGTTTTAAGCCGCAACCAATGCTTGAAAAAGAGATCGAAAAATATTTTGTTTGGACTGTGGAGCGCATGGGCGGCAAGACGTGGAAGTTCACCTCACCTGGGCGCAAAGGTGTGGCTGACCGGATCGCTTGCCTGCCTGATGGCACGACATGGTTTGTGGAGTTGAAGACCAAGGGTGGCCGGTTGTCGCCCTTGCAGAAAATTTTTATGTCGGACATGGCACTGCTGAACCAGCGCTATGCGTGTTTGTGGACTAAGGAGCAAATTGATGGATGGTGTACCCGCTAAGTATTTTGCGTTCCCCCCGTACCGCGCTGAAGACCTTGGCGGCAAGATGGGTTGGTGGGGCGTGATGAACCGCAATGGTTTGAACGTGTTGACGTTCCCGGACAAGCCCGGCGCGGTGGTGACCAGCGAAGAGAACGCAAAGCGAATTGCCGATGAGTGGAACAACGCAAAGTGAACCTTCGCCCCTATCAAGAACAGGCCGCTGACTTCTTGTACGAGCACGACCGCGCCATGGTGCTGGCGCCCGTGGGTGCTGGCAAGACGGCAATTACGCTGACCGCCATGGACGCCATGATCAAAGACGGCCACATCAAGCGCTGGTTGGTTGTGGCGCCCAAGCGCGTCTGTACCGACGTGTGGCCCGTTGAAGCACCCAAGTGGAGCAAACACCTGAAGCTGGCCATCGCGGTGGGCACGCCCAAGCAACGCAACGATGTGTTCAGCAGCGACGCCAATGTCATCGTCATCAACTACGACAACCTGCAATGGCTGGCCGGGCTGTGCGACGTAACAGGCGATGGGTTGCCAGTGGACGGGCTGGTGTTCGACGAGCTCACCAAGCTCAAGAACCCATCAGGCGCGCGTTTCAAAGCGTTCGACAAGATCATCAAAGGCGTGTCCATCCGCTGGGGCTTGACCGGGTCGTTTACCAGCAACGGCTTGGAGGACGTGTTTGGCCAATGCAAGATCGTTGACCAGAGTTTGCTGGGCCGCGCCAAGGGCGCGTTTATGCAACAGTACTTTGTGCTGATCAACAAAGAGTTTGGCGAGTGGGCGCCACGGGTTGGGTCGCTTGCCAAGGTCATGGACAAGATCAAGCCGGCGACGTTCGTATTGGAGCCAGGCGAATACAAAGACAAGCTGCCCCCGCTGCACGTCGTCGAGGTGCGTTGCGACCTGAGCGACCGCAAGCCCTACGAGAAGATGAAGGCCGACTTCGTGGTGGAGTTCCCTGACGCCAAAGCCATCGCGGCCAATGGGGGTGTGGTGACCGGCAAGCTGCAACAAATGGCCAGCGGGTTCGTGTACGACACGCGCAAGACGGCGTCTGACGTACCCGGCAAGTTTACTGTCACACAGACGCCGGTGTGGTTTAGCCCGCACAAATTTGATCGCTTGGAGGAGTTGCTTGATGAGAACCAACACGCAAATACCATCATTGTTTACCAGTATCAAGAAGAGCTTGCCGAACTCAAGCGCCGGTTCAACCCCACGACTCTTGACAACGACCGAGCCATCGAGCGATGGAATGCTGGACAAGTCAGGCTATTGGCCGTCCATCCAAAGTCAGCCGGCCACGGGCTCAACCTCCAGCACGGTGGGTGTCACATGGTGTTTCTGTCCCTGCCGTGGAGTTTGGAGTTGTACGAACAGACCATTGGTCGTTTGCACCGCTCAGGCCAAGCACACGCTGTGTGGTGCTACGTGATGCTGACCAACAAAACGATTGACGAGAAAATTTTTGCCGCCTTGCATGACAAGCGGGCGGTGTCGGATATTGCAATGGAGGAACTTAAATGACCAGACTAGACCTGTGGAAAGCGCAACTCAAAGCGGCGCGATCCATATTGAAAATTCACCGCAAAGACGCCAACGCCGCAACGCGTACATGGCAACACACTATCGATTTGATAGCTAAACTGGAGACAAAAATTGGAAATCACTTGGCGAAAACTAAACGCTGAACTCAAGACTTTGGATGAGGCCAAGGTGCTTGAGATGCTGACCCACGAACGTGAGTCAGCCAAACGAGTGTCTGTGCTGGAGCGACTGCACCAGCGCTACACGGCCTTGCGGGCATCCCGCGAGCGGATTGAAATACTACAGGAGGCAAGACGACCATGACCCATTGGACACCACCCCCAGGCACCAAGATCACCCAACCTTGGATTAACGCCGACGACCCGCGTTATAAGTGGACAACAGGTGCTGACGTGCAGGAGACTTGGCGCAAGCAGGGCTGGGTACCGCCCAGCGCAAACCTGCCCCCGCCCCCGCCTGAGAAGGTTATTGAACCACTGCGCCGGGTGAGGTGAGCCATGCCGACATTTGACACCTGGACTCAAGAGAACCTGGCCAAGTTTGCCGCAGAGGCTTACGCCAAGATGCAAGAGCAAGACGAGCGCATCCAGCAGTTGCAAAACGATTTGAAAACCGCGATTAACGCATACCGGGAGATACTGAAATGAGTTACATCGTAGCGTCGCTGCCGCCCATCAAATGTTTTGTGAAGCGTGAGTTTCTGTACAACGACCACAAAGGTCACGGCGAACTGGAGCCTGCAATCTGGGTTAGCCTGAAAGCGTTGAGGGGCCAGGTGTTCCGCATTGAGTCCTTGCTGCCTGCGTATGGCGCGCTGTACGACAAGTTGCCCATCCACGCTTATGTGTGGCACGCAAACGCTGGCAACCTTCCGATTGACACCCTGCAACTGTGGGACTGCATGGGTTACAGATTCACAGTCATTGAGAAGATCGGCTTGCGTAACTTGGGCGTGAAGTTCTTGGGCAAAGACAAGCAATGGCAGTTTGGGCGGTACCTGTTCACTGTAGACTTTTGCGCTGACGGCATGGACTTGGACACGGGCTTTACTGAGCAGGCCGAGGAGCACAAGAGTTTCAACTGGATCATGTTGGACAACGGACAGTTTGCTTGCCAGCCCAACAACAGATGCCTGTGGTATGACCAGAGCCTTATCCCTGCTGAGACCAAGTTCCCTGACTTCCAAGCGGCGCAGCGCCTGTGGACAGTGGACGGCACGCGCAAGTGGTCAGCAGGGGATGATTGGTTTTACGACATCAAGGAGAAGACATGATTGAAACCATACTTGCCGTGTTTGCCGTTGGATTTCTTGGGATCGCGGTGGGCATTGGCGTGATCTGTCTGATGGTCTGGATGGCGCTCAATGAAGACTAGAGGCGGCGCCAGGCCAGGCAGCGGGCGCAAGCCCACACCCATCAGCGAATCTAGGGCCATAACGCTGTGGAACCAAGGCGTCAGCAAGAAGGACATCGCCAAGCGCTTTGGCGTGGACTATCAGGTGATTCGGTACTTCTTCAAGAAGAAGCAGATGTTCAGGACATGAACAGCGCGGCTTCGTCCTTGCGGCGGTTTTCAAGCCCTCTGAGCACCTTGCCGCCGGCCTTGCAGTATTGCAACAGCGACGCTATGGCCGCGTCTTTTTCCCCGCGAAGAACCTTCTGACGGAAGGTGCTGCGCTGTAGCGTTCCCAGACCAACATTGAAAGCAAAGCTGACGCAAGCATCGAATTGGCCTTGGGTAAGAGCGACAGGAATGAGTTGCCCCACGCCGCGCTCAAAGCGCTGAAGATCGGCTCTAAGAATTCCATCTACTTCGTCTTTTGAAAACGTGCGATTGTCTTCTGGGTGAAGCGGGTAAGCGCCTCTTTGATCGATTGGAATTTTTGCTTGATCTGGGTAAAGAACATGACCTACTCCTATTGTCCAAAGCTGTGCGGGGCAACGGTACGGTTTGTAGCGGATGCCCTCATGGTGTTGGATCATCTTGATCGCATCAACGCTGACGTTCATTTTTTGAACGCCTGCCCGCCAAACCAGAACGACACAATGCAAGCCCAAATGATCTGGGTCTCATCGTCCCACAGGTGATTAAGCGCCACATCAAAGGCCACGTCTGTATGCCAGGCGTAATAAAAACCAAAAATCTCAACAAACATAAACATGGCAAACATGCCGTAGGTAATCACTGAGCGGGTCGCTGCGCGCATGTTGGTCACCCAGATGCTGGCGCCTTGGCCCAAGGCTATGTCGTGCGCATAGAGCGCTTGGCGCTCTTGCATGGCCGTCTGGTTGTTGGTGACCTCGGCGTTGATCTGAATCTGCTCGGTCTGGATGTGCTCGATGCGCTCTTGGGCTTCCAAGCCAGCTTTCTTCAAGGTCAGTTCACGCTCAGTCTGCATGGCGGCAAGCGCCAACTCATGCTTCTTGTCGGCGCGGTCTTGGAATAGCTCAAGGATTTTGGGCAGACCGCCCATCAGGAAGCTAATAAGGCTGGAGAACAGGGTCAGCATGCTTAACCTTTCAATTCAAAACTAAGGTTGGTGTGGCGCGGGTACTGCACAACGCGCTCGCCCTCGGGGCATTTGTATTTGATCGTTGCCAGTAAGGTTGCCTTGCCTTCAGCAATCTTCTCTTTTCTCACCATGGTCAATTGATATGTGAATGTATCAATCTCTGGGCCTGCCGGGCCGCTGAATCGGCTTGCGGTGGTGGTGGCCTCATGCACCATGCCTGCTGCGTCCCGAATGCTTGGGGTAAAGCTCTCAACAGAACAGTCGTCGCGCTTCTTGATCCGCGCAACGGTGACGTTGATGGGTTGCCCAGCCTCTGCCACGATCTTGAAATGCTCTGGTGACCATTCAAGAATGGCCCTATCAAACCAACCAAATTTATCGGCCAGCGTGTAACTGCCGCCCAGTGCGGCAACGCTTGCGGCAACCGCTCCAATGGCTTTGGTAAGGTCGATCATTTGTCGGCTTTGTTGTCGAGCTTGTCAAAAATCTTGCCCAGCAAGTCGCGCATCTCGCGGATGTCGGCCTTGTAGTCGTCTTTGCTTATGTAGTTATGCGGCATGTTGCGCACGTCGCCGTCCAGCCGGTCGATGGCGATGTAGATGCGGTTGAGCGTCCACCCGCCGAAGAACCCGGCGATGGCCACGGCAATGTTGAAGAGTACTTGGTAGTCCATCATTTGCCTGTTGATCCAACGCCGCGAATTTCTACGCGGAAGGGTTCGTTTAATGCGTTTTGGTTTTCTTGCTTTGGGGCCAAGGCGTTTTGTACTTGTGTGTAGACGTTCAATTTGGCCGGGCTCAATTGGTTATGCGACTGCCCTAGCGCCCGCAGCACGTCTAAGCGCTCAGATGCAGGCACTTTGCTCATAAGGTCTTCAAAGCTCTTGGCTGATTGAAATCCCTTTTCCAACTCTTTCATCACGTTGGCGCTCATCTTGTCTTTAAGGATGTCAAGCATCTGATTGGTCAATGTGACTTTGACGTCCAAAAAGCTGGGCAAGCGAAACTTGGATTGGTTAGCCTCCAAAATTATCTTCATGGCCTCTGCGCCGGCCTGAGTCTGACGCACAACTTCAGCGTTGCGTTTTAATTCGGACTCAACGCCTTTAACCACGTTCATTTGTTGTGGTGACAACACTTGGCTAAGATCACCATATCGAGCCGCGCCAGTAGATTTTTTAAGCAACGCTGATTCACCACGGCCTAACGCGGTCATAAATGGGCCAGCTCGTTCTCCCACGCCAAGGGGTTGCTCAAGAACATCTTGCATTGCGCCCAAGACTTTGGCTTGGTTAACTGGCGGCGATGCAGCGGCAAACACTTGTTGCGCTTTTTGATACCCCGGCAACGCTTGTTCGATTGTGTTTTTGACGCCGATTAAATTTTTGACAATAAACTTATTGTCTTTGGATGCAATCAAATCTTTTAAGTTGTCCAAAACTGAAGATACTTGCTGCGCATCAGCACTGCTTTCCAAACCAGTTTTTACTTGGTTCAGCGCAGACACCAATTTTGCGTTGCCTGGATTGGCGGCAAGCAGCGTATCAATCTGTTGCGTCAAAGGCGCAACGTTGATTGCCACACCTGGTTGCGTAGCCGCCGTGTACAACGGCCCACTTACGTTTGCTCGCATTGCCTCTGCGGTTTGCAAATCAGGCGTGGCGGCTCGCAAACGCGCCATACGATCTGCTTCTTGCGCGGTTTCTACGGCCAACGCACGTCCAGGTGCGGTTTTAGCTTGAACAGACTCACCAAGATATTGCACTTGCGGCGAAGTTACATCAGCCAACGCTTGGCGCACAGTCATGCCTGGCGGCGCAGCGGCCAACGCATTTCGAGCGGCGGCTAGGTTTTGAGGTGTTCTGCCTTCTTCAGTTAGCGCGTTGCGAACGATGTTGCCTGCTCGCGCCGCAGCGCGTTGGCCGCCCAAAGCGTCAATCACGTTGCCTGCGCCTTTAGCGCCTAACGCCAAGCCATACCCAGCGGCGGTGGTAACGGGCGCCAAGGGGTTGGTATACGTGCCTATGGTGGCCAAAGGCGCGGCGATTCTTTCCGCAATAGGTGCAGCACCCGCCACTGTTTGCGCTGCCGATGGGGCCACGCGACTTAACGCGCCTGCGGTTACGCGAGGCGCGGCTTTAATCAAACCTGCGGCACCGGTTAACAAAGATGATAGATCGGACGCTGCGCCCACGGGGTCAGTCGCCAACGTGTTCTTTAGCCCGTCTATGCTGCCATACCGTTCTTTAAACATACCGCCAACGGCGTTTGCAGTTTCAATTGCACGTTTGGCTGCGTCAGGATTGGTGTCTATCTGATTGACCAAATCAACAACACTTTTAGGCAATACGTTTTGCAAAGCGCCTGCGCCAATGTCAAGGATGCCTGTTGCAGTTTGTACCGGATTGGTAATAGCGGTCACCAAACCTTTGTAAAAATTTACCGCGCTTGGCCCAATGTTAGCTAGCGCTTCGCCAGGCACGTCAGACCAAGCGCGGCGTGGGCCGGGCATGCCACCACCACCAGATTCCATTTGAAACCCTGGCGGCAATTTCATGCCCGCAGGTTGTTGCGGCGGCGCGGCTTGCTCAAGTTCAAATCCAGGTGGTAACGCCATTATTTAGCTCCTGCTGGTTTCCATGTTTTGCCGCCATCAGTAGACTGAATACGAGCGCCGGTCGTAAGGTTCACCGCAAATATTGCGCCAGATGATAGCGGCGGCACGTCGGGCGCGGCTTGAATCCCTAAACCCTCCGTTGCCGATTTAGGTATTTCTTTAAACCGGCGGTTCCAATTTTCTACGCTACGAGTTGCAACTCGATGCTGTATCGTAGCTAACTCAGTAAGGGTTTGTGGGGTATACGTAATTGCGCCGCCTGCAATCCCTTGCAAGAATTTAAGATCTTTATCCGTAAATCCTTGGCCTGTGCCTAAACCTGCGCCCTTAATTGCGTCAAGCGTGCTCTGACCTGTAGCAGCAATAAGCGCTTCAGTGTTGGCAATTTTTTCGTCGTTGCTTGCGCCTACAACATTCAAAGCACGCGCAATATTCAACTTGACATCTGCGATAGGCCCAGTAAATAGATTGCCTTGGCTAACCAAATTAATAATTCGATTTGCACTTTCAGCCAATTGAGGCGCCTTTTCTGCCGCGCCTAATTTATTGCTATCGCTGTCTGCAATTTTGCCGGCAAATTGTTCACCGTATTTTTTTTCTGTACTAACGGTGACACTTGTTTTAGGCGTTGAGATAGCCTTAAAGTCGGCAAACGAGCCTCTGTAATTGCCACCTTCAGGTGTTTTTGCAAACTCAAAATTTTTCCTCAAATCGGTTTGAGTTGGTGGCGCTTGTTTTAGCGCCGTATATTGTTTAAACCCTTCGGGCGTAAGGGGAAGACCTAACCCCTGCATTTCTCTTTGCGTGTCTGTTTGTCTAGACGCCAAAGTAATTCTTGCGTCCAAAGCGCGGGCCATTTCAGGCTTACCCATAGCTATGAATGCGTTTTGTTGGGCAAGCAAAGTATTTACATCTAACCCGCCCGGCACAGTAGCGGCAGGTGCCGCAGCAGGCGCAGCCAAAGCATTTGCAGCCGGCGCAGGCGCGGGAGCAGGTGCAAGTTGATTGACACGGGGCTCAGGGGCCATACCAAACGTACCCGAACCCAGCGCGCCAGCTTGCATGGGCGGCGCCAAAGCGTTGGTTGTTGGAGCGGCGGGGGGCGGTGCAGCAGTTGGAGTCTGGCCCATACCCATAATCCTTGCAATTTGGGCGCGCTCGTCCAATTTCTGACGCAAACTAATACCAAACTCCATAAACTTAGGGTTGCCCGAATTGATATAGGCGTTAGCAATCTGGTTTATATCAGCCGGGCCACCATGCTCTACGGCCTTGGCTTGAATTTGCTTGAGCGTTTCGTCATCACGGCGCATCTGATCAAGTTGCATTTGGCTAACTTGATTTTGATTTTGCATTGATTGAATCTGCGCAACTTGGGCGTACTGGGCCAACGGGTTGGCCACTTCAACGCCTCGGACGCCTAGCGCAATGTTTGGGTCAAGTGCCATGGTTTACCTCAAAAAGGTGTGTCAATCATTCCGGCGCGGCTGCCAGTGCCATAGTCGCCGCCGCCATATCCACCGCCGCCGCCATAGTAGGGGTTCATACTGACGTTACGGGCGTTAAGTGCATTGACCAAGTTGTTGCCTTGGTTGTAGTTCAAGTATGTGCTCAAGCCGCCGGTCAAAGCGTTGGCCGCACCGACTTGACCCGCCGCGCTTGCGGCTGCACCGGATGTCATTAGATTGCCCATGTTGGCCGCGGCGTTTTGCCCCGCAGCGCCAATTTGACCCGTGGCCGTCTGACCAATGCCCGCAAGAGCTGCCAAACGGTTGTAGCCTGTGGCCTCACGCGCTACGTTGGCGTTGTAGCCCGTCAGCGCCCGGTTGTAGGCGTTTTGGTACTCTTGGCTACCCAAGTCTTGGCCGAACCGTTGCGCGGCCTTTAACGCCCCGCCTGAGATCAAGCCACCCCTGGCAGCAGCGCTTCGATCCAGCGCTTTCTGGCCTTCCGACAATCGGAACGCATAGCCCGGGTCTTGACCCAAGTTGACTTGGCCAGTAAACGCTCCCGGCATCATGTTGCGCTGCGCTTCAAGTTGGGGTAGCGCACGCACACCAGCTTGGCGAAACGGCTCTTGCAGCGCCGCTTGCTCTCTGAACATTTGCAGTTGCGCATCAGACGCGCGGCTGGCAGCGTCTGCCTGAGTGCTGGCCGCACTGCGCGACGCGCTGCTGCCCAATAGTGCGCCACCAAAAATCGCGGCGGGGATCATCCATGCGGCCATATCAAACTCCTTAAGTCACTTCGCGTCCGCTGACGCGCATGTTGATAGCTGTGGCAGTGCCTGCAATGGTGCTGATGAAGTCGCCCACACCCAGCACCTGGCCCACCAGTTCGGGGAAAGTATAGACCTCAGACGCTTGGAGCGTCTTGGTCTTGGTAATCAAGTTGGAGTTGCCGGCAGACCCAGACACCGTGACCAAGTTGACGCTGATCGTTGCAGCGCTGCCGCTGTAATTGGTGGCTGTGAATTTATCGATGATGGCCGTGACGCCAGTAGCTGTGTACTGGGTGGTTTGACTGTTCTCGACGTTTTTGGCGGGAACAAGGACTTTGACGGTGACTGTCATGGGTTACTCCAGTAAAAGGCAATTGTTAGCGGCAGCTTGCATGATGACCCAATTGGTGCCGTCAGACACCATTGTCGCCCAATTGCCTGCAACTGCCAAGAGGATTGCGGTGCCCGCCGCCCCGCCCGCTTGGGGGACGACGTTGCTGGACGCTGACACCAGCGTCTGGGCTTGATAATTTTGGAAGGTCAAGTACCCACCAGGGAATGTGGATGCAGTTGGTAAGGTGACTGTACAGGTCGAGCCCGACTTATTGTTGATGTACCAGTTGCTGGTGCCCACTGTAAAGTCTGCCGTTACAGTCACTGGCACGGTTGACAGCGCGGCAATAGATGCGTTGATTGCGCCGATGTCAAGAATGGGTTGCGCTTGCAACCCTTCAATTTGCTTTTGCATCTCAGCCATCTGAGACACCAACGCCGAACAGCAGTCAGTCAATACGTCAGGAATCGGTAAGGTAACGACGGGCGGCAGCGTTTGCAACTCTTGATTGACTAGGCGAAGCGCGGCGTCATAGGACGCAAGCAGCGACTCGGAACTAAACGTAAGCCCAGAATCGTCAACAACCGCCGTGGCAATGTCGTTAAGCGACAGAAAGAACAAGTACCACGCCCGGTCAATCAACCCGGTACGCGGGTCAATCAACGGCACCCTGGGGGGTGTAATGGGCGTAGGCGTCGCGTTTGGGCTAGGCATTGGTTGGGCTAATAATTAACTCGGCACCCATGATGGCCACTTTGACCGGGTCAGTCATGGACAGCTCATAGACACGATCCCGCAGCTTGACTGTCATGCCGAGCCGCCGCCAAAACGTCCGGTGGCCATAGGCGCCAATCCTGCCAAGTGGTGACCAATGCTCGTTTGACCAAGTGTGCCCGCCGTCATCTGACCAACGCAACATGGCTTCAGGGTCGTAGCCTGGTGCAGCAGGGTACGAATTGGTAACAATTTCATAGCCCGTAATGTCAGTATCTGATAATTCGTATTGCCCTAACGGTTCAAAACCGTCCCCGGCTTCAGTGGTCAATATGTCGCCTGATTGAGTGGCCAAAAATGTTTGCACATACTGAGCCACAAGGTTTAACCCCGACTCAGTATCTATGTTTTCGCTGGCGTATGCAGGGTATAGGTTTAACCCTACGCCCGTTTCGCAATCCAATTGCAAGCTGTGATGGGCCGTGCGCTTGAGATTGTTTTGCCCCGTGGGCAGCGCCCGCCAGGTGCGCAGCCATTTTTGAATCTGGCCATTGTCGGCGTACACGTCAAGGTCGAAGGCGTAAATATTGCCGTTCTCATAGTCGCCAACAACAATCTTGTTGTTAAACGCCATCTGGCAGTTGCTACGGTGTCGGGTAAACGCGCCTTCGGCAAAGCCCGCTCGCTCATGCCAGGCTTGGGTGGCCGCGTCGTACACCCAAGTGGTGTTGGCCGTGGGGAAGATCAGCACGTAAAAGCTGTGGCCATCCTGTTGATAAGTGTACGCAATGGCGTCCGACATATCGCTGTATTGCTGGATTTGCCATTCAACCGCATGGGTTGAGATGCGCTGGCCTTGGTAACCGTTGGCCCGGTAGACGATGCCTTGGCCCCGGCGATCCCGGCCCAGCCAAAACAGGCCATTGTCCATCTTGGCAATGGAATAGGGGGCAGCGCAGCCAAGCTCGTTGAACGCGCCTTGGATGCGTTGCAAGGGGAAGTCTGTGGCGCCTGAGTCGTACCAGACCTCAATGGAGTTTGTGCCAAAGGCCCAAACCTCGCGGAAGTTGGACACCACGGCCAGCAGGCCGTCAGGCGACCCTTCAGTGCTGGCAAACTCAAGCGGGTCAATGGACGTGCCGTCCAGAAGCGTTGTAACCCACATTTTTTGACTATTGGGTTCGTTGAACACAAAATAGCCGTCCAGATAACAGACAGTCACCGCGCCGGGGAAATCTGGGTCAGTGATCTGGCCAAAGGCGTTGGTGGTGTTGTTGTAGATGTAGCTCGGCCCATTGGCTGCAATGAACAGTTGCGTGCCGTTGTCGGCCATGCTGACCGGCCCAGAACCGGCCACGGTGCCGATCAGCGTGGGCGTATAAGCGTTGTCGATCTTGTAGAGCTGGGTGCCTGACACCACAAAACCCACGCCATCATTAGGCGAAAACGCCCACAGCCCACGAACCGGGCCAGCGCCCACCGTTGACAAAAGCGCCAAGCCTGGGCAACGCTGCAAGAATGCAGGCTCTTTACCGCCCTCGGGGATAACTTCTGGAAACAGGTTGACCATGCGGGCGTTCGCAGCATTGATGCTGCGGGTCACATAGGTCGAGCCAAGGATAGGCGTTTTCATTAAGCTACTACAGCACCACGGAATCCAACAACCCACCAGTCAGTGCCAGCAAACTGAAGAGTTGCTGAATCTCCAACCGCGTTAAAAGTGATTGTGGTTCCGCTGCCAAGGTTGGTAGGGGTCAAGACACCAGTATCACCGCCAGCAGCTTCTGCGACATAAATAATTGTCTTAAGTTGGCCTTGAGCGCCATCTGCAAGTGTCAACGCATTGCCAGTACCAGTGGAGGTAAAAGCAGTGGCAAGACTTGTGATATTTACCGCACCTGGGCCACTCAATGCTTGAACTGCTGCTGATGCACCAGTGCCACCATTTGCTACTGGCAAAGCACCAGTTACGCCAGTTGTTAGCGGCAATCCCGTACATGAAGTAAGAGTTCCTGATGTTGGCGTACCAAGAATTGGAGCCACCAATGTGGGGGTGTTGGCAAATACATTTGCCCCCGTACCTGTTTCATCAGTTAAAGCTGCCAACAAGTTTGCACTTGAGGGGGTTGTCAAAAATGTTGCCACACCTGTACCTAAATTAGATACGCCCGTTGCAATTGGCAAACCCGTGCAGTTGGCCAAAACGCCACTGGCGGGCGTACCAAGCGCGGGCGCAACCAAAGTTGAATTGGTAAACAACAGCGCGTTGGTGACTTGTTTAGTTGTGCCTGATTGCACAATTGGCAAAACATCAGTAGTGGCAGCAGCAGTTGCGGCGGGAAGGGAGGTGATTGCAATGGTGGCCATGTTAGTAATTTCCTGCGTAAATGTTAAAACGTTGACGAGTGGCGATCAGCGAATACGGCATTGACATGATGTCATCTGGGTTGTTGATGCGCTTCAAGTTGCGCTTGCTGGTCATGGCAATGCGCTGCACTTGAGGGCTGGGCTCGACGCCAAATTCAGGCGCAAACTCCATGGCCAAGTTGTACGCAAAAGCCCGTAGATACCCAGGTGGAAACAGAATGTTGGTTGCCAAATTGGCAGGCTGACTGAGCTCTTGCACGCTGATAAAGTGGAACTCAAGCAAACGTGTGGGGCGCGGGTAAATGTTGATCGTGACGTCTGGGTAGGTCATGTTGACGAACATGACTTGGGGAAAGGTCGAGGTCACGGTCTTGACCGCGATGCCGTTGTATTGTTGCTGATTGATCAGCTTGAGGCCATACGACACTCCGGTGCCAGGGTCTTTGAAGTAGGTGGCGTCGTCAACCAAAACAGGCCGCACGGCAGTGCCGTTTAAACGCACCAAGGAGCCGGTGGGGCCAAGGGTTTCTTCAATGGAACCAACCGGCCAGTTGACGATCTGGTCGATGGTGCAAAAGACAGACAGACGCTCGGTATTCCAAGAGTCGATCATTTGATTAAGCGCCATCAAGGCGTCTTCAGACACTGATGCGGAGGGAGTTTCGCCCTCAGCCAGCACACCCAGCAGCCGCAGCGCCCGGTTGATCTGATCGGCAGCAGAGTAGGTGGCCATCTTTACGCTCCTAGTTCGACCGCCTCAACAACAGGACGGCCACGTCTACGTTTTACTTCCTGTGGAGCCGCCTCTTCAACATCGATTGGCGTGTCAAGAGTATAGCGTGTCCAACCATTTTGTTCATCTGCTACAGCTTCAAGTTCCATCGACGCAATCTTTGCGCCGTGAACGGGGTGAGACATGTAAATGATAGGCATTATTCTTCCATGGGTGTTGGTTCTGGCTCATCCAATCTACGATCAAGCATTTGATAAGCGTTTAAAACCGCTTGAGCTTGAGTCAGAAAGGCTTGCGCCTTCCCAATCTCTTGCTCAAGCGATTGAATTTCCCCAATGAGAAACTCTTTGGTGATTACCATCAGGCAATCGAGCTAACCATGATGTAGTAGGTCGTGCCGCCGCTAACCACGGGGATGGTATGGCTGACCACGGGCGAACCCACTTTAGCGCGGAACACGCCAGTTGCACTGACCGCAGGCATCAAAGCAAAGTTGCCCACTTCGCCCGTGCCCGAGTTGGTCACGCGCAAGAAGGAGGCATTGCTCCAGGTGCCGCCAGATGCAAAGTCAGAGTCCAGTTGCAAAGCCGCCAAGGTACCGCCGGGGTTGGTGGACGTGCCACCAATAGTTGCACGAATGGCGTTGGCCGCGCCGCTGATAGTACCGCCAGTGTTGACCGAGGTGCTGACGTGTGCGCCGTTGATGGTGCCGCCTGTAGCGCCGTTAGCGCCAGTTACGCGGGTCAAAAAACGAGCAGTTTCACCAGAGCCAGTCGAAGTAAAGGTCAGCCGGTTAAAGTTAAGACGAGTGTCGCCCGACGTTGCTGAAGTGGTGGCATACGCGCCGTTCAGAACACCAGCAGAAGTGATCGCAATTGGATCGTTAGCTGCGCCAATTTGAAACGAATCCAGTTGGGGATCGGCGTATGCAACGCCAATGGGTTTGTTATTTGCCATGATTAAATTCCTTTATCAGTTCCAAAAGGGAAAAATGGGGGCAAACGCCCCCATTAGGTTTAGGCCATTTTGTACACAGTGTACGCAGCGTCGCCGGTTTTAAGGAACCGGAACATTGCGCTAGTTGTGATCGCCAGCGCAACAAAAGCGTTGCCGCCGTCGGTGATGCCGGTAGCGGTTGCCAGTGCTGCGGTGCCCGAACTGGTGCCGATGTTAACCAGCGACAGATCAAACGTGCTGCCAACGGTGGCGTTGGGCACGGCGGCGTCGATCAACGCTGCGGTGGGCAAAGTGTAAACGGCGGGAGCACCAGAACCGGGGTTTGCAACCAGCATCTGGTTGACCACTTGAGCGGCGGTCAAAGTTGCGGTTGTAGTTGCGGTTTGCGGTGCAGCCATTGCACTCATAAGGGTTTCTTGACGGTTGCCAGCACCGACTTGATAACCACCTGCGCCATTAGGTAAAGCCATGATAAATTTCCTTCAAAAAGATGTTACGAAGAAAGGGGCCAAAGCCCCGTTTCAGATCAACCCCAAATGCGGCAGGCCATTTGAGGACGAATGGTGGAAAAACCGTACAACACGTCAATACGGCAAGGCATACGGTCGTTGTTGATGTCGTACTGGCGAACCACACGCAAGCTGATGCCATTGTGAACGGCGCGCGCGGCCATGTCTACGCCCTGGGGCAGCAACAAGTCAGCGGTAGCGAACGTGATGGCGTCCTTGTGGTAGACCAAGTTTTGGGGGTACTGGGTTGAGGCAGCACCCACAAACACCACGGCCTTAGCGTTAGCTGGCAAAGTCAGCATGGTAGCCAGAGCATGGTTGGCCGAGTACATCGGAGCCACGGTCACAGTAGCGGTGGTGGTGGCAGTCGTTGATGCCAAAGCCACGAACTGGAACAGCGAGCCGGTGGACTCACGGGTCTGTGGGTTCACAGCAAAGCAGTCAGCAATCGTGAACACGTCACCAACGGCGATGGTTTCACCAGTACCAACAGTCAGCGTCAGCGTAGCAGAACCTTCAGCGGTCACGGCGGCAGCAGTGACGGTGCCGGTGGCGGCGCGGGTGCCGGTAGAGTGCTGCTTGATTGACTGAGACATGTTGATCTCGTCAAAGCCCAACACGCCCATGCCCATCATGCCGTTCTTGAATTGGCGGCTGATGGTGTCGGTGGGGTTGAACAAACCCTTCATGCCTTCAACCAAACCAGCGTTAGCGGCGGGGTTGACGGTGGCATAACGGGGGTTCATCACAGCGGCGTTCTCGTTCAGCTTCTGCTGGGCTTGCAACAGCACCAAAGAAGTCGAAGGAGTGGTGCCAGGAGTGCCCACGGTGTTACCAATGCTCTTGTAAGCATTGGCGACATCAGCGTCGATGGAGCTGGCCAACTGGCTGATACGAGGCTTCAACACACGCTCTGCGAAGTCATCCAATTGCATGGTCAATTCAGCAGAAGTGAAGTTGACACCAATGTGCTTTTGGCTGGCCACGGTCAAGG